TCAGTTAATTGTTAACTCGGGCAGCGCAGTGACTATTACATTACCTGCAAGTCCTAGTGCTGGTAGCGTGGTATTCATTAAAAACGCTGGCTCGGGTTTGGTAACAGTGGCTCGTAATGGCTCAAAAATTAATTCAACTACAGACAACGGCGAGTTAGCAACGGATGCAGCCGCGTCTCTTGTTTACGTTGACACAACAATCGGATGGAAGGAGCTTTAAATGGCTATTAAACTAGGCGGCGGCGGTGGTGGAGTATCAGTACCTATTGGCGGCAAAATAGACTTACTCGATACAGCAGCTACTGTAACAAAAGGCAGCGAAGTGTTTTTAAGAGATGGGATTACAACACCTTCTTCTACGTATCCTAACGCTCCGATAAAAAGTTATATTGCTAATGGGACTTTAGATACACAGTATTACGCTGAAACTATATCTCCTTGGCAGGGGGCAGCTACTGTTTATCCGTCTTTGGGTGGTGCAATGGCCGATACGGGAACTCAAGAATTGTTTGTAGTCACCACATCCGGTTGGGTTAACAAATTTAGTGGGTATGGCACTTCTTTTGTAGGTTCTAGAAATCTGCGAGATGGTATTGTTTTTCCTACTACTTGTACCGCAGCGGGTATATCACCCGTTAATTATCATAATACTGCTCGCGCTCAAGGCTCTAACATGGCTGGTGGTGACTTGAGAGCTTTTATTTCTGGAGACGGAGGTACTGGAGGCATACCGGCAATTGCATATCTTTCTGATGACCTGCAAACGCATTACGGTACTTTTGATATAGCTTCAGTAAGTGGTTATGACTGGCATACTAGTAAAGACAGAATCAAAGCAGCGTTTGTAAGTAGTACTCAGTTTGTCGTTATACAGGCCAATCAATCCACGGATTCAACAGTTTACATGATGCGTTACCCCGTCCCGAACTTTGCTGGCGGAAACTCATCAGGCTCTTTGGCGAATCAAACTGTGTCTACTATCTCACAGGGATCTCACCCTTGGTCTTGGCACGGAGAGATCGTCCCTTATTACAATAATGCAAATGCCGCCGCTGTTGGCTGGATTATGAATATATCAGGTGCCGCCGGTCAGAGGATTTATTATTACAACGGCACAGCGAACGCCGTAACTGCGTACTTTAACTATGCAAGCTATGACACAACTAACATTCCTGTTAGTACCTCGTCTTCATATAGAGCGCCTTTTGCACATCACGCCAACGGAATTCAGTATATACGTTCTGGTCAGGTAAGCCCATTTTCAGGGGGCTATACAAATACGGGGAATAACAGGATTAATTTCGCTACTTCGTATGGTACAAATGATTATGCGGGATATGCCTACAAGGATTCTTCTACTATTTATGTGGGTCATTCAACACAAAACAAAGCATTTACAATGCACCCTACTACTAAAGCATTGGGAGCTAGTATTGATATGTCTTCGCAAGCAGCGCCTTATAGGTTTGCGTACCATAACAATGTTTTGTACAACCTGAACGGCACAAACATCCACACCTACTCAACTACGAACAATGCTTTTGTTTCAACTATTGATATTAGCAGCAAAGTAAGCGGGACCAACGCTGTTGGTATAGCTCACGATGGAACTAACTTATATGTGCTTGATGGTTCTAATTCTAAAATTCACAAGTACAACGCAACAGGTTCCAGCTACGTTAGTTTTGTGACCCTTTCTGACACGCCTCATACTTCGTCAACACTAGAATCAATTGCAATTGATTCTACAAAAAATGTGTTTTTTGTTACGCATGGAACTACTTGCGCTCTGTATGCTCTTGATGGAACTGCCAAGTTATCTTCCACGTCAGTAGATTGGAAAGACACAGATGTACATGATGGGCATATAGTTGGGTTGAGAGCTGGTGGGAGTTCACTTTCAAAAACGGCTACGGTGGATGTTGTCGGTAATCCGACAGGCAGTATTACTTCACCAACAACAAACTACTATAGGGTGGCTTAATCATGGATCACGAAAAAATGTGCAGAGAACAGTTGCGGTTAAACTTATTACAAAGTGATGAAGTGGCTGCAATCATGGATCACGGTAAAAGAGCTGAAATACTAGCGTGGCGGCAATTAATACGCGACTTCCCAGAAACTGCTGATTTTCCAGATATTACCAAAATCCCTGAACCAACTTGGGTGTAATTATGTTAGCAGAGATCAGTTTATTAGTAGGTGGTTTAAAGGCCCTTAACGAGGGCATCGCTGTCGTTAAAGAGTCTGGTAGCAACCTTACTGGTCTCGCTAAAGTTTTCGGCACCCTGACAGAAAGTAAGCAAGCGGTCGAGAAGATTGAGGCTGCTGCTGAAGATGGCGACCACATTCTGACCCAGGAAGAAGCGCTTGAGCTGGCCTGGGCAAAGAACGAGATTCGCGAAAAAGAAAAAGAACTCAAGAAGGTTACGCCGCGAATGGTGTGGCGCGACATGTTAACCATCCAACATAAATCGCTGATGGAACACAAACATAAGCTTGAGAAAGAGCGCCTAGCGCGTAACCGAGCAATCACTAAGCGCGACGATCTGATAAAGAATGCGGCAAGTCTTTGCCTACTTTTATGCGTTGGAGTTGGAGTAGCATATTTCTGGATGCCACTCGTTTAACTTAGGTTTCACAGTAATAGTAAAGCTATTATAATGTCGTAGAGGTAATTATGGCGTATTTTAAAAGAGACAGGTTCAGCGGTATTGCTCCTGGGATTTCTCCTAGGTTGGTCGCTGACCAGTTTGGACAGGTAGCACAAAACATAGACTTTGAGTCTGGCCGTTTAGTCGCGACCAGTGAAAACTCCGATACGCATACGTTGCAAAACGGTGCCCGCCGATCAATCTATTACTACAACGACACAACCTGGCTGGAATGGTCCGAGGATGGCATATCTGCTGTTGAAGGCCCAATCCCTGGTGATACGTTAAACAGGCTGTACTTTACCGGTGACGATTACCCACGTTTAGGTAGTCAGGCTACGCTGCCTAATAACACGTGGCGTCTTGGAGTTCCTGCGCCATCCGGTACACCAACTGTTGCAAAGTCTGGTACAGCAGACGCGGACGCAACACCCAACGACGTTTCTTATGTTTATACGTTGGTAACGGCTGATGGTAGAGAAGGCCCTCCTTCTAGCCCCAGCGCTGTAATCGAACTGACCGACGGTGAGACAGCGACGATAAGCATGCCTGCAAGTTATAACCCTTCTGGCTCGGGCCATAACTTTGCAAGCAGCAATAGCGGTAATGCGTTAAAGCGCATTTACCGTTCTAACACTGGCTCGACTAATACGCAGTTTCAGTTTTTAAAAGAGATAAACTTTAGCCAGACTAGTTGGCCAGACAATGCCGACGCCGCTACTTTAGGTGAGGTACTACCCAGCGGTACATGGATTGGGCCGCCTGACGATAATACTTCGCTATACCCAGACGGTCCTCTCAAGGGGCTGATTCCGTTAGCTCAAGGCGTTATGGCGGGCTTCACAGGTAAACGCTTTTGTCTTAGCGAGCCATTCCTACCCCACGCTTGGCCAATTCAATACAGAATCACCACCGAAGAAGACATTGTTGCCATAGCGTCTACAGCAAATGGTGTAGCTGCGCTGACAAATGGACAACCTTATTTTATTACGGGCACCGATCCGAGTGCCATGACCGCGGTCCGCATAGACTTAGCGCAAGCCTGCGTCAACGTAAACAGTGTCGTGGATATGGGTAGTTATGTTCTTTATGCAGGGCCAGATGGTTTATGTGCCGTGGAGAGCGCTTCGGGGTCCGTGGTCACAGCCGGACTTATTAGTGTTAAACAATGGAACAGTGATTTTAACCCAACAACAATTCGTGCATTTAGACACGAGGGCACATACGTTGCGTTTAATGCATCAGGCGGCTGGGTCTATGATCCACGGGGTGACGAAAGCGCGTTGTCTACACTTACTCTTTCTGGAGAAGTTAGGGGTGGGTATACAAATCCCAAGGATGGCGAGCTGTATGTAATCGTAGGAAACAAGATACAAAAATATCGTGGCAGCAACACAAGCAAGACGTTGTCTTTTAAGAGTAAAAAGTTTGTTACACCGTCACCAGTGTCTATGGGCTGGGTTTCAGTTCACGCAAATACTTACCCAGTAACCATAAAAGTATATGGCGACAGCACTTTGATTGCGCATTACACGCTCACACAGTCTGGCTCGACATATACACAAGCAACGACAGTTCCCAGTGGTATTAGTAACGGTACATTACGCGAGCCAGTAATGCGTATGCCTGCAGTTGTTGCCCAAGAGTGGGAGATACAGGTCGAAGGCACTGACATTAATGAGTTCTGTCTTGCACAGAGCATGGACGAGATACGTCAATCATGACAGTACGCCCTACAAAAATTCCAGGTATACCTAAACCACCTGTTTCTGCAGGACCAGAACTCAGGCGCTACCTAGAAAGTCTTGCCGAAGCGGTAGAAATACGGCTTGGTCGTAAGGGTGATCCTCGTGATCGCGCGGTTACATTGCGTGAGTTAATAGCGTCTGGATTAGCGCGTGAACTTCGAGGAAACCCTTTTAATCCAAACAACCCTCCAGGGACTCCTCCTGATTTTGTTAGTGACGATAATGTTGATGTTACTGTAGTCCCACCACAACCTACAGGTTTTACTGCAGACGGTGCTTATAGCGTTGTAAATCTATATTGGGATTTTCCTTTATACACGGGCCCGAATCATTCGCATACTGAGATATATAGCTACCCTTCAGACAACCTTGCCTCCGCTATAGATCAGGGGGTTATTGGTGTTATTACAGGGCGTGCATATACAGATCCTGTAGGAGAAGGCGTAACTCGTTATTACTGGATACGTCACGTAAACGAGCATGGGACTGTTGGTCCGTGGAACAGCGGCAACGGCACAGTAGCTACAACGGCACTAAATGTAGATCAATTGTTGGAGGAGCTAGAGCGTAGCATACCGGCTGTTGCTTTAGTCCAGGGTCTTGAACCTATATCCGTCGTTGATACCTTACCGAACGTTTCGGGGTATACCGGCCCGCAAGTCGTGTTTTTAACAAGTGATGGAAAAATTTATCGCTTGATTAGTGGTGCGTGGACGGCGGCTGTGCCTACGGTCGACTTAACAGGCACGATAGCATCGTTGCAGATTGCCAACGATGCCGTTACTAATGCAAAGATTGCAGTTAATGCAATACAAGGTGATGTCATTGCTGCTAGTGCAATTACCGCTGACAAAATAAACGCTAGTGCTGTTACTTCATTAGCAATTGCTAATGACGCAATTACTAATGCAAAGATTGCTGTAAATGCGATACAAGGTGATGTTATTGCTGCTGGTGCAATTACTACTGATAAAATAAGCGCTGGTGCCATTACTTCATTATTAATTGCTAATGGCGCAATTACTAATGCAGAGATTGCAGTTGATGCAATACAAGGTGATGTGATTGCAGCAGGCGCGATAGATGCTGATAAGATTGCAACTGCTGCAATAACTGAAACAAAGATTGCTGCGGACGCCGTTACTAATGCAAAGATTGCTGTAAATGCAATCCAAGGTGATGTAATTGCTGCTGGGGCAATTACTGAAACTAAAATAGGTCAAGACGCCGTTACTAATGCAAAGATTGCTAACGACGCAATTCAAGGTGATGTGATTGCTGCTAATGCGATTACTGAAACTAAAATAGGTCAAGACGCCGTTACTAATGCAAAGATTGCTAATAATGCAATCCAAGGTGATGTGATTGCTGCTAATGCAATTACTGAAACTAAAATAAGTAGCAGCGCAATTACTGCTCCAAAGATTTCAGCTAATGCCATAACAGCTGGGAAAATTGCTGCTGGAGCTGTTACAGCAAATGCCATAACAGCAAATGCAATTACTGCTGGAAAAATTGCAGCTGGTGCAGTCGAAGCAAACAAGATAGCCGCTAACGCAGTTACTGCAGCTAAAATAAGTGCAGCGGCTGTAGTAGCAGGAAAGCTCGCTGCAGGGGCTGTTACAGCCGATAAAATACTAGCTAATGCAATTACTGCTGGGAAAATTGCGACTGGTGCAGTAGAAGCAGACAAGATAGCCGCTAACGCAGTTACTGCTGCAAAGATAACAGCAGCCGCTGTAGTAGCAGGAAAGATTGCAGCTAATGCAGTTACCGCTACTAATATTCAAGCAAACGCAGTGACAGCTGCGAAAATAAATGCGGGCGCAGTTGCAACAGATAAATTAGCAGCCAATGCTGTAACAGCAGTAAAAATACAAGCCGCCGCAATAGAAGCTGGAAAGATTGCAGCTAATGCAGTTACAGCCGCTACGATTGCAGCTGGAGCAGTTACTGCAACAAAGATACAAGCAAATGCTGTTACAGCTAATGCAATTGCAGCTAACGCCGTTACGGCTAACGAAATTGCTGTTGGTACTATTACAGCCTTAGAAATTGCTAGTGGCGCAATTACTGCAGCAGAGATAGCTGCAAATACTATAACTGCGTCACAGATAAACGCTGGAGCAATTACTGCAACAGAGATAGCTGCTAACGCTGTTACCGCTAATGCAATTGCAACTAATGCAGTTACCGCTAACGAAATTGCTGCTGGTGCAATTACAGCCTTAGAAATTGCTAGTGGTGCAATTACTGCCGCAAAAATAGCTGCAAATACTATAACTGCGGCACAAATAAACGCTGGAGCAATTACTGCTACTGAACTAGCTACCAACGCAGTGACTGCCGTTAAGATTCAAGCAGGCGCTATAACTGCCACTAAAATTCAAGCAGGCGCGATAACAGCGTTGCAGATTGCTGCAGGTGCTATTACGGCCAATGAGTTAGCAGCGAATAGCGTCACAGCTAATGAAATTGCTGCTGGCGCGATTACAGCTGGAGCGATAGCTGCTGACGCAATTAGTGCATCCACAATGATTTCTGACGGGGTAATTGTAGGCAACAAGATAGCTGCTAACGCGATTACCTCAGCTAAAATTCAAGCGGGTGCAGTTAGCGCTAACGAAATTGCTGCTGGCGCAATAACAGCTACAAAGATCGGAGCTGGCGAAATAGACGCAAGCAAGCTGGTTATTGATGGCTCTTCGATTACATCTGTAATCAGCGGCGGGAAACCTACTCTTCAGCTTGGAAATGTGATCGCCAACAAAATTACATCTGGTACCCTCAATGCCGCAAATATAACAGTTACTAATTTATATGCAGACAACATTTCTGGTGATATTAATACCTTAGTTCCATTTTCTTTAGCCTCACCTGTGCAGATTGCTGGTGGTGACACGCAAGTTTGGTCGGGGCAATTTCCCGCTGCTGGAACAAACGGTAAAGCCAAAAAACCCTACATATCAGCTGTGGGTTATGGTATCTGGGAAAACGATGTTGTCTATAAAGTTAAGTTACAAATGAAGGTTAATTCTTCGCCATCCGCTGTTACTGTAGGTACTTGTACAGCCAATACCATAAGAAATTACGGGGGCTTCTTTTGGCATGAAGCAACTTTTTCGGGTGATAAGCGTTCAGTACTACCAAGTGGAGCAATATTAAGAATTGGCAGTAACGTTAGAGGTACTGTTACAGCTGCTAGTTATAACGCTACTTCAAATGTGACTACCCTTATATACCAGCCACAAGTTGGTCTTTCTGCCGGCAGTACGGTTACGGCTACACCTACTGTCGCATATCAAACTGTTTCTACTATCTTTTTCAGAGCTGATTACGATGACCACCCTGAGCCGTTTGCTATTTCGGGCGGTTTATCAGCAGGCGTTACTGCAAGCGTTGATGCCAGAATTATGTTTGATACCTATACTAAAAGCTATCAACAGATACCTAGTACTCCGCATGCTACTAACTGGAACCACGACCAGGTGTTCGATCTTGATGGCCTAATGATGAGTTTAAGATGACACAGCTTTTTGTTAAATATGATATTGATACTGAAACGGTACTTGCTGGCCCACAGGGCGTTGCTCCCGATGATACTTGGGTGCCGTTTATACCAGCGGAAAATTTAAAACCTCGACAGAAGTCACAAACAAAATGGTTAGAAGATTTAAAAGTAGTAGCGCAAGTCGCGGGTGATGAACATGCGCCGAATTACGCGGAACAGCGCAGAAACACCTATCCAAAAATTAGCGAACAGTTGGATAAGCTGTTTCATGATATTGATAGCGGTGTACTGGATAAAACCGGAAGCTTTTATCAAACTATTAAAGAAGTTAAGGACAGTATACCGAAGCCAGCAGAATAATATGTAACCACCTGGGAGATAATCATGCACAAAGGTAAAGGTAAGCAGTGTATTTTGAACCAGCCAGACAAGGCTAAGAAAAAGAAAGCTAAGAAGAAAGGTAAAAAGAACTATGGCTACTGAGCGTAACTATAAGAAAGAATACAAAGAGTATCATAGTAAAGACGGGCAAAAGAAGAATCGCGCGGGGCGAAACACGGCCCGCCGTCGAGCGCTTGCTGCAGGCAAAGTAAAAAAAGGAAGCACAAAAGACGTCCATCACAAAGATGGTAACCCGCGTAACAACAAGAGTAATAACATCGCGGTTGTTAGCCGTAAAAAGAATCGTGGTAAGTACAGATTTGCATAGCCTTCATGCATTTAATGCATTAGATTCATGACCTGACCCTCTATATAATTGCGCCTCAACCAACCAGAGGCACACATGATTCTTTACGTAATAGCGTTTATCCTTGTAGCACTAGGTGCTATAGCACAGCAGGATTTGTAGCTCCGTCATTGACGGAACTCAAGATAAAGTAAAATAAATTAAGTAGTGATATCAATAAGTTACGAAAATCTGTAGTTGTAGTACAGATAGACATAAGTAGTAGCTAACTTATTGATATAGAAAGAAAAGGTGGGGTACGGAGGACAGAATCCCTCCCTCTCCGCCAGCTACCTAAGTGTATGTTTTAAATACAGTATTTGGTAAGATATAAGTCCAAGACGGACGCATGACGGAATATGGCTTATATCAGAGAACGAGGCGGCAGGTATTTTGCCGAGATTCGCCGCAAGGGTTACCCCAACCAAAATAAAACCTTCCAAACAAAAGCAGCTGCTCGAGCTTGGGCTCGTCGCATTGAGACGAACATGGACGACGGTTCGTGGATCGATGCTCGTGAAACGCGATCCGTGTTCATTGAGAACATAGTCGATGAGCTTATATATTCTTTCGAGAGGTTTGGCTTAACTGTCGCAGGCCCTAAAGTCGGGCAGCTAAATCAGATCAAAGAACATTTTACTGGTGTGTCAATTCATGATCTGACTTTTGATGACGTGCTCGACTTTGCAGCACAACGCCGCAAGACAGTATGTGCAAGCACACTCCAAACCCAGATGTATTATCTCAAGCAAGCAGTTGTAAACAGCAGAATAAAAACCGAGCAACCTGTTGTAGACATGGCAATTGATGAGCTAAAGAAAAAGAAAATTATTATGGGGAGCGTAAGACGCGACCGTCGCCTGGAACCAGGTGAGCACGAAGCGTTAATGATGGAGGCTGATGGGCATTGGATATCTGTTGCTATCGATATCGCTATTGAATCTGCTATGCGTCAGAGCGAAATACACCGCCTGAAGTGGGAAGATATCGACGAAAACAAAGGTGTTATTCAGCTGATGCGTAAAGACAAGCACGCTGAAACAGGTCGATCTGAGCAGGAAATACCTTTATTAGAGGGTGTGAGAGAGGCGCTCCTACGCGCACAGAATAGGTTTCGGCAAGGGCCAAACCTTATTCCTGTAAAGCGTGCAGCAAGCATTTCGGACAAGTTTGCTAGGATGACGGATAAGTTAGGGATTAATGACTTACGATTCCATGATCTACGTCATGAGGCGATTAGTCGGATGTTTGAGAGGGGGATGAGGGTTGAACAAGTGCGAGTGGTGTCGGGTCATCGCACACTTGAACAACTTTCTAGGTACGTTAATTTGCGGCCGGAAGATTTAGCTGGGATGTGAAGTATTGTGCAACACCTTGCGTTGGAAAGAGGTACTTCTTACCTCGTTTGATATGGGGCAAATCTAACTGTCCCCGATAGATCTGCTGATAAACGGACTGACGCTTGATGCGCAAAAGCGCGGCTAGTTCTTCGAGGTCCATTAATGGTCCATATTTATTTAGTAACAATTCGTCCATGTACCGTTCTTCTCACTGTGATTGTTATGTGATCTTATATCATTAGTATAGCTATTACTATGTTAGGTATTATAGTTTTGGTGTTTCATAAACTATTCGCAAGACGTCATACAGTTTGTCGATTTTTTTCTTTGGAGGTAGAACGCTGACGTGGTATAGGTCGGCGCGTTTTTGGTTTTTGAGGCGGACTAATAATACCTGCTGTTGGGGGTTACTAGATTCAATAACTTTAGCGTAGTATTCGCCGTCTGCATAAACAGACTGAACATCTCCTGAGTAACGGTACAATTTTACATCTGTTAGATCTACCCAAAAAGCACTTGGAAGCGCATGGATTGTAACTTTTTTGTTAAGTCTTTTAGACATGTCATTAGTTGCGAACCTAATAGCGTGCTCAGCTACATTTGGCAAGTGGTTGACATAGTCTGGATCAATTTCTACTGGGTCAACGCCTAGAAAGTTGGCGAACTTAACAACTGCTGCGGGCCCCAGGGGCACAACGTTGTTTAGGTAATGGGAGATAGCGCCCTGGGTCCACTCAAGATCTTTTGCAGCAGTAACCTGCGTGAACTGCATTTCACTTTTTTTCTTGTTCCAGATGCGACGCAGGTTCTCTGCGCTTTTGGGGCGATCGTTTGGCATTTGCTTGTGCTCGTCCTGAGAATGTTACGTCATAAATCCACTGGGCTACCTGCCGTCGTGGAATACTTTGTTCGACATACATAGATTTGCATATATTAGTGGAAAAGTCATCTACTATTATAATAGCGCTATTACTTATGCCGACTACTAAAGCTACAGAGGTGGATTGCTTCATTCGTTCTAGCCACGCTTCTTGGAGCGCGGACAGCGAATGACGAATCACGGTCGTGTCTTTCTTTGGTAGGTTTTTTATGTACTTATATTCAACGAAGAGCGTTCCTGCTGGTCCCGCATACATAGCGTCGGGGACTCCTCCCGTATACGTGTCATGGATTTTCCATTTGTACACATCAGGGTGCAGCGCATTGTGGATGGATCTTACAAAGCTATGCTCGTTCATAAATTAAGTGATGCGTTTCGGCTTACAGTGCATCAAGCTGTATAGAAACATTAACTTTGAGTTATGACACGATATGGAGATAGTACGCGCTGTACTCAAAGTTAATGAGAGCCTTATTAGTTATTTAGCGTACTGCTCGTAGAGACCTTCAGCGGTCTTGTAATCTTCCTCCTGAGCCCAACCAACGAACGTGACTTCACAATTCATGAATGCCTTGCCCATCTTGTTCTCGGTTGGAACGCCTGATACTTTCCACAAGCCAGCGAAACGATCACCACCCTTCATACCAATCTGAGAGTTCCACGCTTTGGAAACGCGTAGCTTGGAGCTAGCGAAGTCCATGATTGCAGGAGAGCGCTCAAGCTCACCAGTCTCAGGGTTCTTGATAAGGATAATGTGGGCGTGTGTTTCGTTGATGTCGTACTCATCAGGTTTGTCCTGATTAGCAACGTACACATCTGCGTCTGCTTGTGAACCGAACGCGCCACCATAGCCACCACCGGCTTCTAGTTTGCGCCACACAACGAATTCGGTCTTGAAGTGCAAGCTAATGCAATACAAGTCATTACCGTAGTTGTGATTGGTTAGTGTGTTAACCAAGTGACCTGGTTCACACCCTTCGACATAAGCCGCGTGATGCTTATCCACTTCGTTAGACATCTTCTGTAGAAGTTTGACGCGCGGAATTTGCACGTTTTGTCCAACGTTTTCGTTACCACGACCAGGACCATCAACGGCTTTTAGGTGTGCTGGCAAAGTGTCAGTGGATGATACGAGGCTGTTTGTTGCTACTTCTGCTACTGCTACTGCTGATTTAGACATAATAAATACTCTTCATGATTCATGTTTAAAGGTTTCGAAAGTTAATGCGCCGAATTTCACGGGGTTGCAGACCAGGAATTTCTTCACCAAGTTTCAGAAGCTCTTTGTATGCAGTCGACGAGACCCGTCTTTGTAAGAGACTATAGTCTTTGGTGGTGTTGATATGCCCGTACAGAGCATCCCAATCAACAACGTCAGGTACAGTATCTTGGTTAATGGACACACTGGCTTTGTCATTAGCGGTACGTGACAAACCCTGCTCGTCCAATTTGGTTATGAGCTGAAAGTCCAATTCGTCTTGCTTGGCTCTTAGCTCTTTGAGTTGTGAGTTAAGCTCAGCCATCTCAGTTTTGACGGTCGAGCGTTCTTCAATAAGTTCATTGATGTTCATGGGCAGTGACTCCTTCAGGCTGCTTGTTTAAGTTTGTTTAAGATTCCGAGTAGCTCGTCCATACGTTCTACTTTGCCACTCAGCTTTTTGTAGACATCAGGTTCCCAGGTGTCGCGTGCTGCAATCTGAATAACTTCTGTCTTTTCGGTTTGACCTGCGCGGTAAATACGCCGGTTGAACTGTTGGTAGTGCTCAGCGTTGTAAGTCGGTGAAGCCCAGATAACAGTCTTCGCCTTGGTCATAGTCAGGCCGTGTCCTGCTGATTGGGGGTGACAGAACACCACCTGCAGCTGGCCTGCTTGTAGCCGGTCTACAATTTCTTTGCGTCGATGGGCGGGTGCATCGCCATCGATAGTTGCATGCTTGATACCTAGCTTGTCTGCTAGCTCAGCCATGTAACGCTGTTCGTGCTTCCAATTGAACGCTACGAGTGACTGCGCACGCTCAGCTACCAGCTGCATTACAAGGTCGTAACGTTCGGTGTGGATGCTTTGTGTTTCTCCGTGCTCGTCATATATAGAGCCAGTACATAGCTGTAACAACTTCTTGACCTTGGCACCTGCATGTACTGCATTGATTGTTGCTTGCCCTGTATACAACACAGAGTCTTCAGACAGCTGTTTGTACTGATGCATAATCTTCTTAGGCAGAGTGACAAACATGGTCTGTACACTCTGAGGAGGCATATCGATGCACTCTTCCAGCATGTATCGGATGTTGATGTCACACAGTGCAGCTGCCACGGTTTCTTCTGCATTGTCTTTTTGAACCCATTCGTTAGCGAAACCATTGAACTTAGGTGTGCATACAGAAGATCGAAAACTATAGAACCTGTGACCGAGGCGCTCACCATCGTCAACGATTAGCATGGGATGCCATAAATCTAGTATGCCGTTGCTATTGGGTGTGCCAGACATAGCAATACGGTTTGTAAATGCTTCTGCAATTTTGCGGCATGCTTTGCTGCGCTGACTGTCTTTGTTTTTGAATGCTGTGAACTCGTCGATTACTAACGTGTCGAAACCACATAGGACGTGGTAGTTCTTAGCGATCCACTTCACTGCATCGTGGTTTGTGATCACAACGTCTTCTGTACCAAGAAACGCTTTTTCACGATTCTTGGCGTACGCAATTGCATACGTAAGATCAGGTGTGAACTTATCAATATCGTCGCCCCATGAGGCTTCTAAGATGGATAGCGGTGCGAGAACCAAGGTTCGTGTACCGCGGTCAACGATTGCGTCAAGGACAGAACGTGTTTTACCAGTTCCTGGGTCAGATGTGACTAAGCATCGTGGGGTATTCTTGATGTAGTCAGTCGTGACTTTCTGGTGCTCGAAAGGTTTCATAGTCATCACTCATTGATGGTTTGGAATAATAGCATAACTATTATTAATGTTCAATAAAAACAACGGGTTGGTCACTGCTCCAGCAATAACCGCATGTTGCACAGCTGTCTGTTTTACCGAGTTGTTCTGGACATATAACACCGTGCTCGACGTACTCTAAATCTCTTGATTGGACAACATGCGCGCTAAATTCTGTGTCCCAATCATCAGAGTAGCGAATACGAAAGCGTTGCGGGTAAATACGGTTAACGTTATTGATCATGTTGCCCAACTGTGAGTCTGCTGTGTGGTGCGTGTAACCAAACACACGTAAGTTTTCATACTGGTTTAGCCACAGTTGCCATTGAACAATGTATTTCCCATCATAAAAGTCACCTAATACGTGGAGTCGTACAACAAAACCCTCTTTGTGTTTTTCGTTTAACGCGCGCAGCTGAACTTCAAGGTAGCTTATGAAGTTTGTATTAGTGTGGTCGAACCTGTGTGCAAACGGCATGTTGTCACCGTAGCAGTTGTCCCACTGCTCACAATCAGAAGGGCACGTAGCGCGCTCTTCAAGGGTGAGAGAGTACATAGTCATACCTTTCCATTTCTTAACGCTTACTTTGTCGCCTAGCTTTTTGTTTTGTTTGCCGCGCTTTAACATGTTGAGGCTCGGCAGCTTTACGCCTTTGCGGTATCTCGTCCTGGGTGGGCGCAGATTTTTTACTGGGATTAGGTTCTCTGCTAAGGATGTCATCGAGGATCTCCTGTCGTAGTTCAGCGGCTGTCGTCCGATCGCATTTCGTCATGATTTTGATCTCTGACTTCTTCAAACGGTGTGTACTCCACACAATCGCTTCCTTCGGGTCGGTTACGAGCTTGTACTCGACTTTTTTCCCATCTCTTTTGTAGAGCATTTGCATACATCAGGTCCTTTACTGGTTGGATAAATAATTCTTTCCATTCGTCATCGGTCATCAGGAAACTCCAAGTAGTGTGCTTCGTCAGCTAGTTCTAACGCTTTGTTTATTGCAGCGAGCGCTGCGGTTTCGCGGCCTGTCTGCAGCATTAATGCCATCAACTCGATTTGGAATCGTATCTTTTGGCCGTAACTTTTTGGTTCAGGTTTTTGGTTTACTTCTTTCATGGTTGTACTCCAATCCAGCGGTAAGCGCGGTATGGGAAGGTAGAGGTTTTGACTAGTCTTAGTTCTTCGCGACGCATGGTGCGCTTCATGATGTATAAAGTGATGGATACAATAAGACCACCAACCATCGCTGCGAACATACCGCTGTATGTGCCAGCAAACGCATACATTAAGAAGCCAGTAACAGCGATATCGATCGGGATGTCGTACGCGATGACACGGCGCACACCAAATTTAAAGATTAAGAACAGTAGTCCCAAGGCGGATAGCAGACCTGCAAAAAACATAAATGACTCCAGGGTTATTGGTCGGTGTTAGAAGGAAGTTTTAGGTACATGTAAATTAGCGCGCTGACTGCAGCTGCTAGTATTACGCTGTAAAAAGAAAAGGAAATTATGGTTGTTAGTAGAGCGAGTAAGACAACGACTGAAAAGACACTCACGCAGAGCATGAGTGCTTTTGTCAGGAAGGTTTTGATATATTTCATAGGGATTCTCTCTTCATGATTCATGGGGATCATTTGGATTCCGATCGGGAATAAAAAAGCCCTGACACATATAGTCATCAGGGCAAAGCTCTTACACGCAGGGGAGAATGTAAGTTGGTTAGCTAACACCCCAGTTGCATTCTGGTTCGTCACCTTTACGAAACGAACACCATCTGCAACTGTCTTTACTAGGTGTTGGAGCAAATTCTGTTTCAGTTGTCATTTTGATAGCACGTCGATGAAAGCCTGGTGCAAATACCATTGCTTGATCACGTGTGTATGACTTTTTAGTGGTTTCACCTTTATCGAGATACCAGAACTCAACTTGTACGAACTGTAAATGTGGGTATCTGAAGAAGGTGCCAATGGCGTAGAGCAACCCTTGTTGCCCGTGAGATATTTCATTACCCCACTTCTTACCAGTTTTGTAGTCAATTACTCGGGCAGACGTGTCGTCTTCTTGTACAAGTGCATCGAGTTTGATGCGAGCCCAAGTTTCTTTCTGCATCCAACCGACTGTTGCCCAATCGAGATCAAAGCCCCACTCACCTTCTAACTCGACTTTGGCGTCGATATACAAGGCGCGTAGTTCTTCGAAGTCGTCTTTGAACTTGTGTAATGAGTCATGCATCTCACCCATAGTGCCGTTAACGTAGTCTTCAGCGTATTGGTGGATCTCTGTACCACGATCTGCAGCAGGGCCACTAGGTTCTTTAATACCTTTGACGCGGCTGATATATGTTCGGTAGGGACATTCTTCATATACCTTGAGAGCTGAGTAGCTCCAGGCTCTGACGTCGCCGAGGGTTTCTGGTTTTTCGAAATCGACTACATCGTCGGGTCTCGTATCCTGAGTTAATTTAATCATCTACAGTCCTAGTAGTAGCAAATAGAATAATAGTATACCTATTATTACTGCACAACAGCAAGTAACTTGCGGTCCTTGTCATCGAAGTACTTGTTAGTGACTTCGTTAAATTGCTCTGTATCTAGTTTCCAAGTAGTGACTACGCCCATAACTGTGTTGGAATTACGTGGCGCACGATGAATACGTTTTCGTTCTTTACTGACGCCACAACGTGCTGCTTTCTTTTGGAAGTCGCGTTGAGATAAACGGTCATCAGTTAGTACGCCATACACAACACGCAGGTGTTCCATCGGTATAACTGAATGAGGCCATTGAGATTCTGCTACCCACTGCTTAACAAAGCGTTGTGCGGTAGTGATCTCTTGTCCCTGTAATACGTTAGTTAAGCTGATGTCTAGTATGTCCATGAAGAACGATAGGTTGCCATGACGTACAGCAGCGAAGAACTCTTCCATAACCGACATGGTTACTTGAGCCATCTGTGCTTTAGCGTTGTTAGCGATAGGCGTACGTACTAGCTGCTTGTTAACTTTGTAGCTACGAAGTAATGCAGCGAACTTGTGTAGCTCAGTGCTGATGTCATCGATGCCATCGATAACTTCTGGGTACACATGCTCGAGCTTCTGCTCTTGGCGAGGCGCGATGTTGTACCGACGGTCGCCTTCTTCAATCTTTACTGCATCCATACGGTTAGTCAGGAAGATGAAGTTTGTGTAGTTAGGCATCTCAACTTGGTTGGAACGCATTGCACGAATAGTCATTGTGTTTTCTGTAATAGCGTTCTTGAGTTTGTCAGCAATTTTCATGGTGCCTGTGTTAGCTGAAGCCATGTGAAACTCATCAACTACCAGGAACAGTGCCTGCCGCATGTACAAGTTGAACTGCTCTTCGATGTTCTGTAATGCACGCATCGGTACGTGTTCGTTACCGAATAGTGGTCTAAGTACTTTGGTGTAGAAGATACCTTTACCTGTACCAGGGACACCTTGCAGTACCCAAGCAGTCATTGCTTTACGCTTGGTCTGAAAGATATATGCTAACCAGTTGGTGAAGTGCTCAACTTCAAGGCTCTGTCCTCCCAAGATGTGAGTCATCAACTTGTAGATTAATGGACAAGAGTCCGCGATCTTTGCTGCGTCACCCATGCTGAGTGGTTCGTGCTCACGGTTTGCCAGCATGTATTCTGTTTTACGAAACATGTTGATGTGATACGGCACGTTAGCCAGGTTAACAGCGTCGTCATTAGATGCAGGATCAAAGATGACACGAGCATCTGGTATGAAGTCTGGTTTACTGCGGCCGTGAGAGCGCATAAAACCTTCAATACTAGAAGCTGCACAAGGCATCAATGGAAACTCGTTACTGAATTGGTTCAGATTAGGATCGAATACACCGTTGTAGTAGGTGTCTGTGTAGAAGTCGCGCATTGCAATTGGGAAATGTGCACGTCCTTCTTTTTCCATCTCTTCTTGGTAATGATCAAACAAAGACTTGTAGAAGTCTGGGTCAGCTTGTTCGATTGACCAGATTGGCTCACCTTTAAAGTTATACATGTAGGTGGGGTCATCGAGCTTGAAGTAATAAGCGTTGCTATCTCCACCGTTTACGTTACAGCGTATGTATGGAGGATTGTTATCGTCTGTGATTTGTATCGACATGCGGTCCGGATTAGTCAGGATCTCTTCCGACTTATTGTCGACGGTGGCTATGGTTAGGCGTTCTTTTTTTGCTTTGAAGCCGCGTTGTGTGCGAAGTTTGTTTTTGTATTTATTGCTTTTTTGATGCACAACTTCTGGACTGATGTCTCCCATAAGTTTTGCTAGATCGAGCGTTTCTGTGATACCGGAAACACGCACAACCCGATCAGCTGCTGAGCTGAAAGGGTCGTGGGTTCCGTCTTCAAAGGTAGGAGGAGCAATGAAGATGAGTTTAGAATTGTCAGCTACGCTGGTGTCTAACGGATACTTTAGGGAGTGCCCATTAGATGACAGTTCTAATTGATCTGAAAAAAGCTCTGATTCGAAATTAGCATTTTGTAACCATAATTTTATTGCTTTGCTAGGCATAGCGTAGGCTAATAATATAAAAATATGTAGTGATACTTTGTCGCCTTTGAGGCCAAGACTTGATGATGCTTGAGCAATAAAGCCGCAGTCTTGAACTGCTGGTGGTAGCTCGCGCATTACTGCTTTAGCTAAAGTGCTAACGTCTTGTGCATTATAAGACTTAAGATTTGTGTGATTAGGTAGCGTAATTCCATCAATATCTAGCACAAGCAAATTAGAATAACCGATGCGATCAGTTTTTCCTGCGCGTGATTCGTTTTGTATTGGTCGTTTTAAGTTACCTTTTAGAAGACAGTGGCCTTGTTGTCCATGATCGCGGATAAGCTGCTCAAGCATGGATAAGCCAGTGTTGTCTGCTGGTGTATTGTGTTCGTGTGATGTAACGCTTTTTACGTGTGGGTACGGGGTGAATCCGGTTTTGGGACAGTGTCGTTTACTCAGCCGCTGTCCATTGGCGGCTTCTAAAAAAGTAATTTGCATGGCTCCTCCTACAGAGACATAATAATAGCATAACTAATATGCTATTTAGTAGGATTTGCGTTTTTTTCGAATACTTCCTGTCGATCAATCCTGATCTTGCTGTCCGCTTCAAAGGTTAAACGGACTTGATTCCTGTCAACTTTAGAGATTTTAACTCTCGCTAAAACGCCGTTGTCGTCATCGTGGATGACAATTTGTTCGTTAATTTTCCTTGTTAGTACCAATCGTGACATTGTTATAGTTACTTACTGTATTTAGTGTCATATCCACCCTCCGCATCTAAAGGAATATCTAATGCCCAACTTGGGGGGGTGCACATGTGATCAATGATCTTTTGCATTGTAACATCAGCATTAATACTATTACTAATAAAAACTATTTCGTCATGTACTGTAAGAACAACATCTCCGCCGAGTGATTCGTCTGATTGGATAGCCAGCATCGCATCAGTAACAATTATGCGAGACAGCGCTTGGACTACGTTTTCAGTGATACGTCCGCCCCACGTAGTTTCTGTCATACGTGAGTCGTAAGTGAGCTTACCACCTTCGAACCGGAGATTGTTGTAGTGAAGGGCTAAGCCGTTAGGTAGATATATTTTATTTTGGTAGAAGCGTAACCCGTGCCACGTCTCGTCGTAGTTAGGGTTGATGGTGTTGGCCAGCTTTAGTTCTAGTTTTTTCCAAAGAAGCGGAACGCCTGAGTATGAAGTGCGATAGGTGTTCACTACATTGTATGCTTCGTCAGTGCTGAACTTCATAGATGGGCCCATAGCACCTGCTTCTAGTGTTGCTTGGAACTTAGGTGCGCCCATTCCATAACCTAGACCGAGCACAGCTGTCTTGCCGACGAAGCGTTCTGTCGGGTCGTCGTCTTTGTTAATTGGCCGGTCGTAGATTACAGATGCGAGATTGCTGTAGATATCCTCGCCGTCACGAAACTGATTTAGTAAGTCGTGTTCGTCGGCAAGCCATGCGAGCATGCGTGCCTCGATGTTAGACAAGTCAGCAACATAAACGAAATGGTCTTTTGGTGAGCACAAAGCTAGGCGCAGTGGGGATTTGCGCGGCATGTTCTGCATGTTGATTTTTTCTGTACCACCGAAGCGGCCAGTATGGGCAGCATAATAACGTAATGGCACAGAGATGGTGCCATCATCGTGCGTTGCGTCGATGAAGCGTTGAGCCCTGGTCTCGTTGATGCGACTCTTTACTGCTTTACGTGCATCCCAAATGTGCTTGAACTGGGGGTACATGTTCTGCATTTGAGTAAACGCTTTGTCGTTTTTACCTAATGCAGGTATGTCTTTGCCGGTAGTAGGGCTGACTTTGGTCGGTGGTACTAGGCCCATACTATATATGTGTTCTGCAAATTGTTGATTGGAGCTGAGTACTTTGCGGCACACACCTGCTGCATCGATGAGCGCCTCACTGGCCGCGATAGTTTCGTCACGGAACGTGATTAGTGCTTCGCGGTCTACGATCAGTTTTGGTTCACAGAACATACGACAAGTCAGGTCGATTAACTCAAGCTCAGACATTGGCATTTGTTCTACCATTCTTTGGTACAAAGCGTAAGTTAGGTCGACATCTTGTATGCAGTAGCCTGCTAAGGCTTCTTCTGTTTCAGGGTCGAGATCATATATACCTTTGGCGTCTGTAAGTTCTTCACCTTTTCGCATTGATTGGTCGTCAGGGAACTCACGTATGGCACAATCTTTAAGACGCGCTGACTGCCCAGGGGCTAGTGCGCGCGCCATTGCGGCCGTGTCTACGTAGAAGTTAGGGATTACGCCGTAGTGTCTGGTTAGGATATAACCGTCGAATGGCGTGTTGTGGCATACAAGTGTTACGGTGCTCCAGTCGATGTCGCGGATCGCGGCTTCAGCTTCGTCCTCACCGAACCATTCTGTTTCTTCGTGGTCAATCTTGATGCCTACGCCCCACACTTTGAATTTCTCGTGTCGGACGTAATCCATTGTAGTTAGTTTAGTAAGGGATACTTTGGTATCGAAGTAGGTTTCGAAGTCGAGAGTAACGAGCATCAGAAAGGTAGCTCCGTGTTAGTGTCATCGCAGGCATACTGCGCCATGATTTCGTTTTCGATACATTTGAATCGGGACTTAAGTTCGTTATATGCCTCGGGCATCCGCGACTTCATCCATACAGCGGTATAGACGTGGAACTCGGGGTGTATGCTGTCTTCTTCTAGGCTTGGCAGGTTTTGGAAAAACTCTTTTGTCTTCATTGCACCCTCCTCGGTGAAATATTTCGATGACTGTGTGTGCGTTCCACTTCTCACGGGTGTATTGGTCATCAGTGATTACAAATAGATTACGGTCGTCATCGCAGACCAGGTAACAGGTCTTCTTGAGTTCGTGTTGTATAAAGTGACCTTCTTCTACAGCTGCTTGAATATCCGTGAAACAACTACTCATTTTCTTTGGTGACCATCTTGGTCAGCTTGTCTAAGTACCAGCCAGCTTTCTGTAAGTCCTCTACCTGCTTGCCTTTATAGTCATACCTCCAAAGGTATTTCATACAGTTGCCCTTGAGGTACCCCTTAAACGCTACTGAAGACATAGACTCTTCAATACCTTCAATACACTCGATGTTTCCAGTGTTGTAATGGCGGGGTGCGTTTACGGGGTCATTTATTGGTGGTTGGTCGTACGGGTCGACGTATTCTTCTTTTTGCCAGTGTTCTAATCCTGTTTTTTTAAGCCTGTCCCAGTCTTGAGGTGTTGCGTCGTTTATACTCATCATACTCTCCTAGTAAGAGCGAAATAGTACTACTGCTATTATATTAGTTCAAGTATTACAGCTGGATATGCGTCGTTTGTCCCCAGGGGGCTTCGTGACGTTCCGTTGAAACCCATAAAACTGGGTACATTGGTTGCTCACCAAAGTCATGTGACTCGAGGTCGGTGAGATACACAGCTGCTTCTACATCCGGATAGTGTTCGTTGATGTAATCAAACGCTGGGCTGAACGCAGTGCCGCCACCGCCTGTTACGGGCGTCATTGGGAACTGGTCATCAGGCATAATTTCATCAACATGTGCTACTTTTGTATCTACATGGAGAATCGTCATTTGAGATGGTCGCAACTCTCCATGAATAGCTGACATTTCACTGATG